GAGTCGGTCCTTTCTCCAATTGCCCCGCGAGGTACATTGAAACATGATTGATCCAATCACGGCTATGGCCGCTGCCAGTGCAGCCTATAAAGGTATTAAGAAAGCTGTGTCTGTTGGCCGGGAAATCAGCGGAATGGCGGGTTCTATATCTCAATGGAGTAAAGCTGTAAGTGATTTAGACTTCTTGGATAAAAAAGCCCAGAAGCCGCCCATGTACAAGATGTTCAGTGATACGCAATCTACCGCGTTAGACATCTGGGCACAGAAACAAAAATTAGCAGAAATGAGAGAAGACCTCCGCGCTCATATTTCTTGGCATTATGGCCCATCTGCTTGGGATGAAATTGTCAGAATAGAGGCTGAACAAAGAAAACAACAGCGGGAACTCGTTTACAAGAAACAAGAATTTATAGACAACTGCATCAACTGGACCGTGGGCATTCTAGCTTTGTTTGCAGGGTCAGGGATTTTATTTGTCATCGTCTACTTTCTTGGAGCTAGGCAGGGTAAATGGTGATGTGGTTTTTGGTTTGGTTTACTTTTACAAACAACAAACTGGAGCATTATCAATTGGGTCAGTTTCCCACGATGAACGAATGCGCTGCGAAAAAAGAAGAGGCGAAAGTGTTAATCCGAACGCTTACAACTGCGGTGTATTGCTTTGAGGTTATACCGAAATAGACTGGGAAAATACGTTGTGTGTGACAAACATGGAAAAATTGTTATAATAACGCATCACCAAGGGATAGCGAAGGCGTGGCTAGAGAAAGGAAAGCGCGATGTCAACAAAACTTGATGAATGGAAAGTTCTTCCACGGCTTATGATGTTGGTTACAACTATCATGTACATTCGCTGCTTAGAGTGGGCGATGTCTCAACCAGACTTGTCTGTCAGTCAGGCTGGATTAATTTCAGTCGTAACCGGAGCTTTTACGGGAGCCTTCGGCATATGGATGGGTAAGGAGTCCACGACCACGGTTACATCAAACAAGATTGTACACGAAGAGAGGTACGACAAATGATCACATTACTTGGAAGCCTACTTGGATTCGGCACATCCTTTATGCCAGAAGTGCTTAATTTCTTCAGGGCGGGTCAGGATCACAAGCACAGTCTTGAGCGCATGAAGCTAGAGATGGACCTAATGTCTCGTAGAAATGAATTGAAGCTGGATATTCTTGATAAGCAGGCTGGGATCAAAGAGACAGAGGGGCTATACAAGCATGACAGCATGGACGCTGGAGGTTTTATTAACGCACTACGAGGCAGCGTCCGCCCTGTCATCACTTATGTTTTTTTTGGCCTTTTCGTTGCCATCAAAGTAACGGCTATCGTCGCGTTAATGGGCGCGGGTAATGACCTTGGAAGATCGTTGTCTCTTATCTGGGATGATGCTACCTCTGGTTTATTCGCAGCGATAATATCGTTTTGGTTTGGTGGCCGTGCTGTATCTAAGTACATGAAAGGCGGAATTAAATGACTTATAAACTATCAGAACGAAGCGAAGACAAGCTACTTGGTGTAGACCCACGGCTTGCTGCCGTAGTCAATGCTGCAATTCATAAAACTAAAATAGATTTTGGTGTAATATGCGGCATGAGAACTATGGAAGAGCAGCGTGCCTTGGTCGAAAAGGGCGCGTCTCAGACTATGAAATCCAAGCACCTTGAAGGTTTGGCCGTTGATTTAATGGCATATATTGGTTCGAGAGGGTCTTGGGAGTTGAATCTCTATGATGACATTGCTGATGCTATGGCCGAGGCTGCGCGTGAGGTTGACGTTCCAATCCGTTGGGGCGCAGCATGGACAATCCCAAACATAGCTCAGTTCGACGGCACTATGGAAGATGCAATGAACAGTTATATTGATGAGCGCCGCTCACAGAATCGCCGTCCGTTTATCGACGGCCCACATTTTGAATTGGTGGTGTAACATGCCCCTAAAAAAGCTACTTTTAAAGTCTGGTGTGAACCGCGAAAACACGCGCTATACAAGCGAAGGTGGTTGGTATGAGTGCGATAAAATTCGTTTTCGGCAGGGTACTCCTGAGAAAATAGGTGGGTGGCAGCGCGTGTCTGCAACAAACTTTCAAGGTATCTGTAGATCATTATGGAACTGGGTAACATTAGGTAGCCAGAACCTTATTGGCGTCGGGACTAACTTAAAATTCTACCTTGAAAACGGCGGACGATACAACGACATAACCCCGTTACGCGCCACAGTCACGCTGACCAACCCTTTTGAAACTGTATCTGGGTCGCCTATTGTTACCGTCACGGACGCATCGGGCGGGTATAAAGAGGGAGATTTCGTTACTTTTAGCGGCGCTACTGCCGTTGGGGGCCTCACATTAAACGGAGAATACGAAATATCTCTAACCGAAACACTTTCCAAGTACGCTATATCGGCTTCTACAAACGCGTCTTCTAGCGCAACGGGCGGCGGTACAGTTACCGCTGCGTACCAGATAAACGTCGGTACTGGGTTCGCTATCCCTGTTACCGGTTGGGGGGCTTCCTCGTGGGGATTCGGTACGTGGGGTGTAGGCGAAACATCTATTGAGTCTATCCGCTTATGGAGCCAATCTAATTTTGGAGAAGATTTGATATTCGGACCTCGTGGCGGGGCAATATATTACTGGGACGCTACCTCCGGCATAACTTCCCGTGCCGTTGAGTTGAGTACGTTATCAGGCGCAAGCGACGTACCTATTGAACAACGGTTCATTGAAATCTCAGATATTAATCGTTTTGTATTCGCCTTTGGTGGGAACGATTATGGGTCTTTAGTAGTTAATCCTATGCTAGTACGGTGGTCCGATCAGGGCAACGCAGTTAGTTGGACTCCTTCTGCGACTTCGCAGGCAGGGTTCCTTACTTTGTCCCGGGGTAGCGAGATTGTCACGGCAAAGCAGTCACGGCAAGAAGTTCTGGTCTGGACTGACTCTGCCCTTTACGCCATGCAGTACGTGGGCGCTCCGGTTGTCTGGTCTGCGCAGCTCGTAGGAGAAAACATTTCTATCGCGGGTCAGAACTCTGTCGCTTACGCGAATGGTGTTGCTTATTGGATGGGCAAAGATAAGTTTTATATGTATGATGGGCGTACTCAACCTCTCCGCTGCGACTTGCGCCAATTTGTCTTTAACGACTTCAATACGCAGCAGTATGACCAAGTAGTGTCTGGGACAAACGAATCCTACCACGAAATTTGGTGGTTCTACTGTTCAACAGGGCAAACAATATCTGACCGTTATGTTGTGTATAACTACCTAGAAGCTGTTTGGTACTACGGCACCATGTCTCGTACGGCTTGGCTGGACTCCGGCTTGCGCGATAGTCCCTTAGCAGCTACATATGAAAGCAACCTCGTAAACCACGAACAGGGTGTAGACGATAATTCGGGTGATACTACACTGCCAATCCATGCGTATGTGGCTTCCGCGGAGTTTGATTTGGACGATGGGCATCAATTTGCCTTTGTGTGGCGCGTGCTACCTGACATCCGTTTTGACGGGTCTACCACGGGGTCTCCAAGCGCTACGATGACCCTTCTGCCGTTGGCTAACTCCGGCTCAGGGTATAACAGCCCTGTGTCTGTGGGGGGTAGTAACTCACGTACTATAACCCGTACGGCTGTCCTTCCTGTAGAAGAGTTTACAGGGCAGATATATACTCGTGTACGCGGCAGGCAAATGGCTATTAAGGTCGAGTCTACTGGAGAAGGTGTTACGTGGCAGCTAGGAGCGCCACGCATTGATATGCGGCCCGACGGGAGACGCTAGTGACTAACACGCTACAAAGAACAGCGCCCCCTGCGCTACCACTTGCCACCAACGAGTATGAACGCTCGTTCATGGACCAAAACAATAACGTGCTACGCTTGTTTTTTAACCGCTTAGTCTCCACGGTAGACGCGGTGTTAAGTACGGACGTAGGGGGTAAATTTATATACATGCCCTACGGAGGGTTTTACAGCACTGTAGCCCAAACCGCGGCGGTCGTAGACACGGGGTACGCGGTGACCTTTAATTCGACTATCGCGAACAGCAAGGTAGCCGTCGTTAGTAATTCTAGGATCACGGTAGACAACGACGGAATATACTTAATCAAAACCACCATACAACTTGAATCAACTAACGGCTCTACAAAAGAAGTGTCTGTGTGGTTAAAAAAGAACGGAGTTGATGTACCTTACAGCGCTCATGAATATGTAGTATCTGGAAGTGGTAAGAAAGAAGTAGCCAACTGGAACAACATTATTAGCCTCGCCGCTTCAGATTACGTAGAGTTGTTTTGGGCAACTGACGACACCAACATTGAATTACACACTCACGCTGCGGTATCCCCAAGACCTGCCGTTTCGTCCGCCACTGTTGCAGTAACCTTCGTAAGCAATGTATAGTGTAGGCACCCTTAACAGATAGGTGCAAAATGGACTTTATAGAATTATTCGATGCTTGCGTTCGCGAAACTAAACCTCGACTAGAAAAATACACTACTCCCACATCTTTAAAAATAACACTGTCAGAAGAAGACATTGGGCTGGATAGTCTTGATGTAACCCTCACGCTAGTGCTTATGTCTGATATATACGGCATACCTGAATCAGAAGATTTTAATATTCCAGTCGAATCGCTTCAGGCTGTGTGCGACTACATGCAAAAAAACAAAAAACGCGATTTTGATACAGTATCTGCGGCTATGGAGACTGTAACATGATATACCTATCTAAACTTTTTAGCACCTCAACAACCGCAACCACACTTGTAAATGATGTACCGTTTCCGCAACATGCGCATATCATACCTAGCACTTTTAAACGCGCTAAATCTGGATTAAAATACCCCCCGCATACATTATTAGAAACTGTAGTTACAAACGAAGCAGTAGAGTATGTGTTAAATAATCCAGTAAAAGGCAAAACAGGATTTATATTTGCTGCAGGTAATCAAGGCTGGATGGGTAATAACGGTAGGTATGATAAAGATGATACTACTGAACTGCACTACAAAGTAAAATTGCCTTTTATTGTACTTACCAATATATACGCAGGCCGTATTGCAAGTATATTTCATGTCCACGACCATGTATCTACAGATGCCAGCGCCTGCGCTTCAAGTTTAAAAGTTATGATGGACGTGCAAAATCTAATGAATAATTTTGGCTTTGACCGCGTTATTGTGCTTACTGGAGAAGACTCGGTTAACAATCTTACACTAGAATTTTTTGGTGAGGCTGGGGCCAGTTTACAATACAAAGACGAAGAACACACACGCCCGTCTGCTTTTGATAGTAACAACCAAGGATTTTTTCTAGGGCAAGGTGCAGCTTTGTGTGTATTTGAAAAAAATCACAAAGGACTAGACAACCCCGAGGCCGCGTTTCTTGGCGCGTACACGTCTGCAGAAAACAACACAAACCCTCTTGGACAACGACCTGATGGCGAAGGTTATTCTAAAGCTATTGAAGGCTCCTTACATGTGGCAGGGGTACGTAAGGAAGATATAAAGGTTGTGAAAACTCATGGCACTGGCACATGTGTTAACAATAAAGCAGAAAAAACCGCGCTAGTGCGTAGCCTTGATACGTTTGTGGCTACATCTTACAAACAGCGTATAGGCCATACTATGGGGGCCAGTGGGTTATTAGAGACAGGGTTGTTGCTAAACGACATAAAACGCGGTATAATACCACAAATCCTCAATAGGACTGAAGACGATGACGTGTTCTTGTCTTACGATGCGCCAGCCCCACAAGGGCCATTCCTTAGTCTAGCCGCTGGCATGGGTAATATTTACTCTGCTGCATTGTTCTCTACGGAGGTGTAGAATGGCTACTGTAATCGATAGCAATAAAACACAGTTAGAACCTGCTCAAATTATGATGGAGTTTGCGGCTAATTATAATTCTACCGAATACCCTACTGAAGTTGTAACCGTGGCACTTATGAAAGAAATTACGATGCCTGATGTTGATTTAGTGCAGTTTGGGAATACTGCGTTTATTGGGCATAGAGGCAAAGGCGAAAACGAAAACTTAATGTGGGGGCGCGGGTTGACCGTAGATACAGCTCAAAATTTTATATCTGCGGGATTAAAATATTTTACCCATGTGCAAGAACTAGGTATAAAACGCTACGTTACTGACTACGACGGTGACATATACGACAGTGCGTTTAAAACATGGAATTATATGATGGCGCGGCAAAAACTTGACAGTAGAATTGCGGTAGGGCGAAAAGCCTCGGGCGATTCAAGAGCGTATGTCACCTTGGGAGAAATACCATTGAGTGAGATAATGTAATGGCCGCAGTAGTCAATGTTGTTGAAGGTGTTCTTGGCGCAGCCGTAGACGTTGTTGAAGTTGTTGTCGGCTTTGTTGGCGACGCTATTGATTGGGTTATTGATGATATAGTAGCACCAGTAGTCGGCGCTGTTGGCGACGTTATTGACTACGCACTCGACAACCCGATTGAAGCTCTTGCTACTTTGGCGGTTACTATCGGTGCGCCATATCTGGCTTCATTTGTATCGGGAGCGGGGGCTAGTGCAGCCGCCATAACCGCGACAGAGTTCGCAATAAAAGGAGCAGCTAAGTGGGTCATACCCCTTGCTAGTGGTACTCAAACACTTGTTGATGGGGGTAGTGTCGGTGACGCGGTAAAATCCGCGGCAATTAGTTTTGCAGGTACTTATGCGGGCAAAGTGGCGGGGGAGTACATTACCCCTTCAATAAACACTGCAACCGCTAAAGTTATAAACAACACCACGTTGGCGACTAACGTGGCGAGTGTACTAGATACAGGCACCAAGGCCGCGGCTAAAACTTTTGTAAAAACTGGAGACATAAAAGCCGCGGCTAAAGCGTTTACTCAAGCAACTGTTCTTGGCAGCGTAAACGAAGGACTGGAAGCAGCTACGGACGCAATTATAGGAAATGTTGACCAAGCGTTGCAAGACAGTGGTTTTGACAAAACCTTTAATGACCTCGCGGGGGGAGTAAAAGATTCCATATTCGCAGGTATAGCCGCAGAGATTACAGGTCAAGAGTTAACATCAGAACTAATATTAAATGCGTTAGATTCCGAAGGTTTTATTACGGACTTAGTAAATAAATTCGCCCCTGTGGCAAATTTTATGGACGGGTTGGTTACAACCGCCAAAGATTCACTAGGCAAAAACCTTTCTGAAACACAAATAAAAATCCTATCCGATGCAGTAACCGCTAGTTGGGACGCTGCAAAAAAAGGTAACCCTGAATTAAGCGGGGATGAATTTTTTAAAAGTTTGCAAGGTCCAGCGTATGAAGAGCTAATTGATATTATTAGTGACCCTATTGATAATGCGTTAGACAGCCTTACAGGCAATGCGGCAGCAGCAGAAGCGGCAGCAGCGCCGCTCAATGAGGCGTTACAAAAAACCTCGACGGCGACTGCAGAGTATAATGCGATAAACGAAGATTTAAATGCCCGTGTTTTGGAACAAGAAAGATTAAAAAAAGACTACGACGACACTAAAAAACTTTTTGACGATTTTAAAGTCGGAGCCGATGCGAACAACCCTTACGATAGTGAGTTTTTGGATAATTTGCTCAAGAGCGCAAATGAAAAAGCGGAGGCGTTCAACAACTACGCGAATGTATTTAAAGCCGAGTTACCGGATTTATTAGCAGAACGTGATGGGTATAAAGCTACTTACGATCAATACGAACCTACAATAGAAAATTTACAAGCAAATTACAACGAAAAGTCTCAGTATTTAATTTCAGATATAGAAGATTTAGACGCCGCCCTTGTTCCTATGTACTCTGAAGCGGAGCGTGTAGTCGTTAACGCACTACGGCCCGGGTTTGATGAAACCGCTTACCGCAAAGGCTATGGTCTTGCAACGGACGCAGATGTATACGAGCACTTCCTCCTTAACGGGCAAAATGGCCCTACCAGTGAACCAGAAATAAAAACTACTCTGGATGCGATTAGACTAGCCACCGTACAAAGCGCTTTAGCTTCAAAAGGAATAACCCTTGAGTCGCTTAACCCGCAGCAATTAGCATCATACCTTGCGTACGCAGAAAAAGAAATAAAAAGTATAGCGAGTATTACAGGGTTAGACACAGATAAATTTGCAAACACAATGGTAACCGATGCAGAATTGACCCCTGCGTTGACTACCGCGCTTAAAAACTCAGGGTTTATACCGCAGTCCACAGAGGACTATAAAATATTTCTAGCGGGTGAATATCTAAAATTAGATGTAAAAGACCCAGATGGTTCTAATGTTTTTGTAGACACTACAGGTATGTCGAGTGCAGACATAAAAACCCTGTTGGCTGAAAACAATTTTTCAACTTCTGATATTGTTAACGTGGGCGATGGTTTTCATAACCGCGTAAACGATATGGCGTTTGATTATCCAAGTATCGACGCTGTAAACGAAGCTGTGCTTTCCTATGAAGATGACCGCCAAGATGCGGCATCTTTAGAGCCTATTGGGTTTGGCGTAGACGTTGAAGTTACCGATCTGCTTAACGGGAACGCAGTGTTGGTCAACGATGATGGCGAGTTGTATTGGAAATTAAAAACACAACAACAAGAAGCCTTGGGTACGGACACAGATGTAAATTCTGTGGTAAACACAGCAAATTCTGATCTTTCTGTAACAGAAATAGCGTCTGATGCCCTGTACGCACCTTTAGAATGGAGAAAAGTCCCAGCAGGGTATTCTTATCTTAGTGCTGATGGGATGACCGCGTACACCGCAGACTACGAAGAAGACGCAAACGGGAATATAATATCCGGTATCGCAGCTAAAAACCTACCGCCTATGTCTAACTTACTTGCAGGTACATTAAACGGAATGTCCGATGAACAGGGCAAACTTTTTGATACAAACACAGGTAATAAATACTGGGATGCGTGGAACAACGTCAAGAATGTATACTTAACTGAGACGCCTGAAGACCAACAAGAAGTTTTTTCTAATACGGCAAGTGTACTCGTTGGTGCTAGTGGCGAAATGCTACAGGCCATATCAGGGTGGAGCGTAACAGCAAGGTTAAATCCTAACAATACATGGGGACAGACTGCCAAAGATATGATTGCTTTAAGTGGCGATTTGCGTAGCGAGGCTTGGCAGACGGCGGCTCCAGATATAGAAGCTAGGCGCGGTGCGCCATTAGCCGCGTGGAAAGAAGCAAATCCGGGCGAAGAACCATCTTATTTAGACGGCATTGTGCTGTACGCTCAAGGCATATTTGGAGCAGACGGGGCGTTTACCCACCATCCTGTGCAATTTATGAGTGAAGTTGTAGGTAAAGAAGTAATACAAGAAATACCAAGTCTTCTGTTTGGAGGGGTAGCTTATAAAGGAGGTAAAGCTGCTTTTAACGCTGCAATGCCTGCCGCTAAAAAAGCGTATAGCGCATGGTTTGCTAGTTCTGTAGGTGTAGCGGCTTCCGCAGTATATGATATAGGTGAGGCTTTTGGCGCTACAGCTGCGAGTACCTTTGATGCTGTTTACGAAACAGCAATAGCCGCAGGTATGACTGTAGAAAATGCAACTGAACGCGCGATAGACGAAGCCCAGATTGCGGGAGCAGCAGGAGGTGTTATAGCTGGCGTACTTAGTGCTATTCCCGGCGCGCCAAACACAGCGTTAGAAAGACTTTTGTTTGGCTCCAAAGCCACTGACTTAACTATAAGCTACGCAAAAGCCTTTACAGACAAAATTAAGAACGTTGGAGAAGTGTTTCTAAAAGAAGGTTTTGGTGAGGTTGTTGAAGAAACAGTAACCTCATTACTTACGGTTAACGTACAAAATGAAATACTATCGACTGCGGGGCTTCCCACAATACCTGTTAACGAAGTTTTAGCAAACGCAGGAGTCAACGCTTTTATTACAGGTGGAGCGACTTCTGGCAGCATTGCAGCACTGGCGGAAACTGCTAGTGGAATTATAACCTCTGCTGATGTTTTAACAAAATTAGCAAAAAACACTGCTACTTCTTCTGGCAACGCTATTGCCGACATCCTGCCAATTATAAACACACAGTTTAAAAAAGTTATTGACAGTTTTACTAGCGATACTACTGCAAAAGATGCTACCGAAGCGCTTAACGCGATTGGTCTTACTGACACCACGATACTAAACAACGTGCTCAACTCTACGTACGACACCCTGTACGTTAGCACTAATGAAGCAGCTAAAATATTTAAAGATGCGCAGCCCGGATTTGTACCTTCAGACGCCGAAATTGAATCATTTGTGTCAAAACGACCTGAATCTGATGTAGCCACCGCTGTAGCGTCTTATATAGACTCTAAATTTTTAGACGCCAGCGAGGTAAAAGCCGCTGCACTAGCAGAAGGTATTACGTTAACTGACGAACAAGCTGCAGCGTACGAAAAACAACTTAACACAGACGGTATTATCCCTGAATGGTTTATGAGTTACTCCGTTGATGATGAACAAGCCCCAACTGGCAATCCTTACGACGGTTTAAGCTATGCACTAAACACCGGTACTTCTTACAACTTCGGTGCGCAAGTAGATCGATTAACAAAGGAGGGCTTCAGTGATAGCTTCGCTAAGAATGAAAACGGTGAGTTAGTTTACACAGACTATAAAGGAAACTCGTTTACATTAGACCCAAGTAAAATAGATGCAGATTTTACTAGCGGTAACTTTATACCGAAACAGGGGTTAAAATATTTTACGGCAAATACGGAAACTGTCACAAACGACGAAGACGATAGTAGCGCGGCAGAAATTGCAGCCTTAACAGAAATGCAAAATGAGTTTAATCTTCAAGGCACTACTCGTGAAGAAGCTATCGCAGGGTTTGAACGTCAGAATGGTTACACTCCAACCGAAGATGAACTTGCACAGTTTACAGGGGCAATATCAGATAATGAATTAGATGGAATGTTGTTTGGTTATTTAAACAACGGTAGTATTCTTAATTCAGACGGTACTATTACTAACACAGACGGTACTATTACTAACACAGACGGTACTATTACTAACACAGACGGTACTATTACTAACACAGACGGTACTATTACTAACACAGACGGTACTACTACTACTAACACAGACGGTACTACACAAGCAGCACTCGAAGCCGAAGCCGCTACACAAGCAGCACTCGAAGCCGAAGCCGCTACACAAGCAGCACTCGAAGCAGAAGCCGCTACACAAGCAGAAATTGACGCTGCTGCAGAAGCCGCTGCACAAGCAGAAATTGACGCCGCTACACAAGCAGAAATTGACGCTGCTGCAGAAGCCGCTGCACAAGCAGCACTCGAAGCAGAAGCCGCTGCACAAGCAGAAATTGACGCCGCTACACAAGCAGAAATTGACGCCGCTGCAGAAGCCGCTGCACAAGCAGAAATTGACGCCGCTACACAAGCAGAAATTGACGCCGCTACACAAGCAGAAATTGACGCTGCTGCACAAGCCGCTGCACAAGCAGAAATTGACGCCGCTACACAAGCAGAAATTGACGCTGCTGCACAAGCAGCACTCGAAG